TGTGTGTGCGCCCGGCGAGGGTGGCTTGGGGGGGTGGGGGGGGGCCGCCCGCCGGTATCACGCCGGGAAGCTGGTGAAGCCTGTACGCGAGATAGAGGCCCTGCCGGAGCTGGACAGCCGCGACAAGACGCGGTTCAGCGCCACGCTGGCTGCCATGGGGGCCGATGAGGCCGGGCGCCGGGTGTCCCGCCTGGAACGCTGGAACCGGGAGGGGATGGATTTGCTGGAACGGGTGGATATGAAGGGGAATGCGATTTCCGCGGCTATTTTGTACGATGCGGTTTACCGGAAGATGAAGCGTGAGACGCCGGACGCTGCGGAGGCCGAGCTTGACGCGGCCGCCATGGCGGAGGTGCGGCGCTCCCTGTCCCGCAAGGGTCAACCGATGACGCAGTTGCAGAAGTCCCTGGCCGCGCAGCACCGGACCTGGATGCAGGCGGGGATGTTGTTCCTGGGCGGCGAGTCGATCAATACGATGGGCAATGTGTTTTCCCTGGCCCGCAGCGGGCAATGGGGGAAGGCCGGGTTGATGTGGGTTTCTCACGGGGTGGTGCTGGCCCTTCTGAATGGGCTGCTTAATTTCATGACCGATGACGAGAAGCGCCGCCGGAAGCGGGAGTGGTGGCACGCCCTGTTTGATGTGGTGATGGGGCCCGTGATGGGGCTCCCTGTCGTGAGCGGGCTGGCTGGCGAGGGGGTGAGGCAGCTTGCGAAGCTGTGCGGGTATCATGCTTTTATGCCGGGGAATAATTTGCTGGTGCCTTTTTCCAATGCGGCGGATATCGGGAAGGCGTTTTCCAACGCCTGGAAGGTGTTTGACGGCAAGGAACGGCCTTGGGAGGATGACGCCCTTTCTTTCCACGAGCTTTTACGTACTGCGGCGGCGGGGACGGTGGCGTTTTCTCCGCGGACGACCAAGGGGGGCGCCGCTGCGGTAGGGGCTGCCCTGACGATGGCAGCGTTGCTGAATGTGACAGAGTTTGCCCTTAAAACAGTCCGCAGCGTTCAGGAGAACGGAGCGGATTGGGATAAGTGGGTTGGGAGTCAGAAGTAGCTAAGTCTTTTAATTGGAGCGTTTACCCCAAAATAATTTTATGATGCCCCTTTGAATAAGGAAGGCTGGAAGCAAATTAAGAATAACGACTCCTATTTCATTCAAAGAAAGAAAAAAGAAGATTATTTGTTTATTTATGGTTCTATAATCCATATTTTCTGGACGGAAATATTCAAAAATGAAAAGGATGTTCCCGGGAAGAGTATATGTGTTGGTAATGAGTTGGTAAGCATGCCAACAACCTGAAACAAGAACCCAAGCAATAGATAGGATAATGAAGGATACGAACCGACCAGGTTTCTTTTTTTCTATAGGAGCGTCATCATCGTTCATAGACATGTCCGTACGCTATCCATTTTTTGGACAAAGAACAACAAAAAAACTCCTGACCCGAAAGCCAAGAGGCAAAGCTATTAATGAAGAGATAAAAAAATTAATTGTATCAAGATAAAGCCAAATTTTAAAATAGTCAATTGTTTGGTTTTCATATCGGCATTTGAACCGACATTTGAATCGTGTTTTTAATATCTGAAATTATTTTTTCTGTAAGCCCTTTTTCACTATAAGGAATAATATTTTTTCTATATTCTAAATTTTCAATTAGATCATAATTAAGATAGTGCCAAAAAAAATCTACAGCCTTTGATTCTTCTTCTGTAAATATTCCAAATATCACATCTAAATAATTTTGTATTTGCTCTTCCGATAAATGTTTGTTTTTTAGAATTAAGTCCGTTGTAATATACAGAGATTTTATTAGAGGTGTTATTTTAGGAATAATTTTTTTGATTGTATTGTCTATAATAATTATATTGTATTTATGGTCTTTATAACATTCAAATGCATAGTCCCCAATAATTTGTAAAATTAAATCTAATGAATTTCCTTTATTTTTTGGATTATACTCATACTCTATTAAAATGTTATTAATATCTTTTTTAAGATTTACTATGTTATTGAATAGATGAAAAAAGAATGAATTAAATTGTTGTGTTTCAATTAATTTATTTTGAGTTTCAAATTCATCCGACTGTCGTTTTAATTCCTTGCGCTGTAACTCCAAGTCCTTTCTTTGTAAAAGAATAGTAGCAATAAGACCAACAAAGGCTAATCCTGTAAAAAGAGTGTTTAAGACGCCATATTGATCTCCAAATCCACCAGCACATGTGGGTTGAGAAGTTCCTGTGAGATATGAGAGAATAGGACTGAAGAAAAATGTAAGTATAAAAACTATAAAAGAGATTCCAACAATCCACCAAATTTCGGATTTCACTTTCATTTTTCTACTATTCAAGCTTTCTCCCACTTGTCCAGGGTTTCCACGTATAGAGCGGAGATTTTGCCGCCGTCCATTGGTTCGATGTCTCCGAAGGCAGGGTTGATGGGATGGAGGGTGTATTCCATTTTGCCGGTTTCCGGGTTTTTCCTGCGGACCAGTTTTTTGAGCGTCACCCCGCGTTCATCATGGTATTGAACAATGGTTCCGGGTTTGGGGATGGGGGGGATGGTGTATTTTTTCATGATGACTACGGAGCCGTCCGGAATGGAAGGTTCCATAGAGTGGCCGTTCACGCGCAGCAGGTATTCCCCTTTTTCCAGTTCACGGTATAGCCGGATGTCCTGCGGGATGGTGTCTCCATCCGCCAGGTTGCCGGCGGCAATGTTGCCGATGATTTGTCCCTGGGCTTCCAAGGAGGGGGCTGTAAATGTTTCTACTGGGGTAAATTTCTTACGGGCGGCTTCTTTTTCTTTGGCGGCGTTTTGAAGGGCTATATCCGCAAACTCTTTGAGCGCGTTACGGAAGGCGCTGTTGATAAATTCCATGAACGTTTGCTGGGTGGCGGTCATGGCTGCGCTTATTACCTCCCATTCCTCGTCCGTGAAATCAATCTCCACTTGGGGAGGAATGGGGGAAATTTTATCCGTCATGAGACGCTGAATGATGAGAAGGGCTTTTGAGGGAACTTCCCGTGATACGCTTAGCCAGTTGTTTAGCGTTCTTTTGTCAACCCCACATTGTTCTGCGAGCCATTCGCGGGATTTTCCAGAGTCCTTAAGCCATTTTTTAATGTCTTCCTTGGTCGGCGTCATACGTTGATAATACATCATTTTGGTGATTTGTCAATAATCGCTTACGAAATAAAATCACTATACGGTGATTTTATTTCTTGCAGATGATAACTGTTTGGTGTATTTGTGAGTCATCAAACGTAACACGCCATGTACTCAATCATCAAATTCAGCGAAATGGAGGACGGCATCAAGAACTGTCTGCTGGCCTATGCCGAGCAAGGAATACGTCCCAAAGAAGTAATGAAGTCCCTTCTTATCCGAGAAGCTCAAAGGCTTGGGTTTGTACTAACCCCGGCCCGCGATCTCCCCCGTCCGAAGAACCCCAAGAAGCCGGCGGCATGAAGTATGGTCCCATCGAAACAATCCTGGCTACTCCTGCAATGAAAGAAGAGTTGCAACAAAAAGGACGTATAGAAGTGCTCTGTTCCGAAGGTTTTCAAACACTTAGAGCAGTAAAAGAGCAAACTCCATTCTGGATGGATGGAATCTATGTGCGGGTCATTGCCCGTAATGAGAGAGCTACGGTAGTTCTACTGGAGGAGGAGTGTGTTTCCGTTCCTTCGACTGGTAGCGATGTTGGAACAAAAAGTGTTCACCTACAGTAGATTTAATTTCAATAGTTTCCAGATGGGTAACAATTTCATGGAACTGTTCATGCGAAATGTAGATAGGGTAGTCATGGTCGGTAGTGATGATATAGCAACAGCCCACATATCCTTCAATTGCGACAATATGATCAATATTGACATAACAGAATACTCCGGGTTTTCCATCGGAATACCTGCCACCATTAAGACCTTCCTGTAGTTTTATGAATTTAGGCATAACGGAATAGTAGCCTGACAGCTTTCATCTTCAAGAATAATGAGCCGGCATGCGCATGAATTTAGGCAATACGAGCACATTCAAAGCCAAGACGTTACATTGGCAGGCTCTCCACTTTTATTTAAGTAATAACAACCAATATTAATCACTAACAAATAATCAATGATGAACTGGACTGAATTTATTGTTGTCACGATGCTCAACCTGGCAGGCTACTTGTCCGCGTTGATGCTTGGTATCAGCCTAGGAGAGAAACACATCATACGCCAGGTAAACAGAACCCTGGAAGAGATGAGAAAGGAGCGGGCATGATTGTCGAATACGATAACGAGGATCGGTGCATCCGGGTGAATGGAGAATACGTCGCCATCCGGGAAGCGGAGGGCCTCATGGACGATTTGACGCTGGCGATTGACCAGTGGGAAGTGGATCACGCCGCGCAGTGCGATAACCCCGACGGACACTACGACGACTGACATGGAAGAAGCCCTTATCGAAGAATTGAAGCTGCTCGGCTGGCACGAGCTTTAATAATGAAAATATTATGACCTACCCTGAATCAGAGTTTTACGACTGCAAGACCTTGGCCCTGATGTACGATTCCGACCGGGATGTGATCAAGCGGACCGTCCATGAGTTGAAGGACAAGGGGCATGTGATCGAGATCCTGTACTGGGGCAAGCAAGGGAAGATGAAAGTACACGGCAAGCAGTTCCGCCGGGCGTTGCTCCGTGAATATGGAGAAGGAGGAATGAGTAGATGAAGACCTTGTTCCAATTCCTGGCAGGAGGAGCCTGTGGTCTTTCCGCTGTAAGCCTGTTCTGGCTAGCGGTGGAGCTGGATAACGCCGAGCTGCAGGCCGGCAAGAGTCCGCATTCCGGGTTTTGCCCGGAGTCTCCCTCCCCCATGAAAGCTTTTGACGGTTTATCAAAACCGTCCCGCCCTCACGGCATGAGGAAGCAATAACCAATAGAATAATAATGGACAATACCAACACCGAAGAAAACAATGCGCAGCCCTGCACGCCCGACGAAGCCTGCTGCTGCGATACCGCTGCCGAACAAGCGCCCGTTACCGTGGAGATGATCGAAGAAGCGTATAACCGCCTGGAAGAGCTTGTGAATCAGTGTAAGACCCCTGTCCTGCTGCATATCAAGATTGATAAGGGTGAAAGAGTAAACAGCAGGACTTCTACCTGCAAAGCTGTCACGGGAATGGCCGGCGCACAAAGTACGGAATGGCTCGCGGCTCGCGGCTACTTGGCAGCCTCCGGAAATTGTTTCTCCGGCAATCCCGAAATTGTCTCTTTGGGCGTGAAGCTTGCTTTTAAGGATGCCCACAGGAGAGCTGGCGTAAATCCCATTGCCGCCATGCTCGGAATCGCTGGCTGCGAGTGCGAGGAGTGCCAAGACTGATTCAGTTGGCCGGGGCCAGCGCCAACTGGTCCCCGGCCTGTTACCAAAACCCAAGCATGAGTAATAATAACATGAATACCAATACTACAAACGAACTTTCCAATCAAGCGCCGGGCAATCCGTTTGCCGTTCAGGCTTCCGCCGGAGGCGGGGCCCCCGGTGCCCCGGCCGGGCAACAAGGCGCCTTCTCCTCCGCGGGCCCCCCCTTTCATTGCCAAGCAGTTTCCGCGGGATTTGGCCGAAGTGACGGCCCGCATGAACCAGGCTTGTTCCCGGCTGACGCTGGCGCAGTCCGCCACGTATGCTTTTCCCCGCGGGGGAACGACGGTGGAGGGCCCCAGCATCCGGTTGGCGGAGGCGCTGATCGGGGCCTGGGGGAATGCGGAGGCCGGATGGAAGGAGGTTGCCCGGCACTGGGATCCAAAGGGAGCGGACGGCAAGGGCTGCATGGTTTCCGAGTGTGTGGCGTTTTGTTTTGACAAGGAGACCAACGTGAGGAGAGAGATTTCCTTTTCGGTTCCTCATACCCGAGATAAAGCTGAAACTGATGCCAGAGGGAAGAAGACGGGGAAGATGTTGCGGGTGCCGCTGGATAGTGAGCGCGATATTTACGAGCTTTGTGCCAATATGGCTTTCCCCCCCCCCCCCCCCCCCCCTTTTTACGGTCTTTCCCGCGGGCTGTGGGGGGGGGCTTTGGCAGTGACGAAGAAGACGCTGGAGAATGGCGATTCCCGGCCTCTGGCGGATATTATCCGATCTTTGGAGGCGAAGTTCCGGGAGTACGGCGTTTCCCGCGCGATGCTGGAGGCGAATTTGGGGCACAAATTGGAGGAGACGACCATGCCGGAGGTAGTGAAGCTGGGTAAGGTGTTTAACAGTATTGCCGACGGGATGGTTCGGGTGAAGGATGTGTTCCCGGATGACGACCAGCCCGCCAGGGAACCTGCCCTGCCGAAGACTCCTGCGTCTGCTCCCGCTTCCAAGGCGTCTGCCAGGACGGTGCAGGCCCCGCCGCCTGCAACCGCTCCGGCGCCGGTAGACGGTATTCCCGGTCTGGATGTGCCGGAGGATGTGCCTTCCTTTGGTTCTTTTGAGCATTAACCCCTGACCTGTTGACGATGATGGACGCAATGGAAATGGTCAAAGACGAACGGCAGGGGCGGCCCAGCGCGAGCGGGATGCAGCGGCTTTTCCTCTGCCCCGGGTCCTGGCAGGCGGAGAAGAAGTGTCCCGTGGACGATGAGAGCGAGGACGCCGCCCTGGGCACGATGCTGCACGCCTGCATGGAACATGGAACGACGCCGGAAAATCCGGAGGATGCCGAAGCCGTGGCCTGGTGCCGCGAGATGGAAAACGCCCTGTGCAAGAAATATCTTGGTGAGGAAATTCGTTATGCTCTTGTTTGGCGGGAAAGTCGGGTGTTTGAGCGAGTAGACCGCCTGTTTTCTGGAAAGCCGGACATGGTCGCAGTTAGAGATTTCAAAGCTTTAGTGGTGGATTATAAGTTCGGCCGCCTGCCTGTGGCGGCTGCCGAGTGCAATTTGCAGTTGAGCGCCCTGGCTGTGCTGGTGATGGATATGTTTGACGAGGGGGATATAGACGAGGTGTTTGTGTGCATTTTACAGCCTTACGCGAGCCGGAAGGAGCCTGCCGTATGCCGGTACACCCGCGAGAGCGTGGAGCAGGCGCGGGCGTTTTTCCGGGCCTGCATTGAGCAGGCACAGGATGAGCACGCCCCGTTGAAGCCCAGCGAGAAGGCTTGCCGGTATTGCCGGGCCCAGTCTTCCTGCCCGGCGGTGAAGCTGGCTTTGGTGCAGGTGACGTCCGGGGATTTGACAGCGGCCTGGGAGGAATGGTCTCCCGAAAAACGGAGGGAAGCCTACGATCTTGCCAAACTGGCGAAGCGGTGGGCGGCTTCCGTGGAGTCCAAGGTGAAGGCGGATTTGAAAGCCGAGGTGGAGATTCCCGGCCTGAAATTGTCTCCCGGGAAGAAGGCGTTTACGGTGACGGATCCGGCTGCGGCTTTTCAAATTCTTAATGGATTGTTTCCTGATGCCATCACGGCGGCGGCGTTCTCTTCTTGCTGTAAAGTAGGGATTTCCGACCTGGATAAGCTGGTGCATTCCGTTCGGAAGGCTGCGGATGCCGGCGCCAAGGTGGCCGAGTCCAGGGATTGGCTGCGTAAGACGCTGGCCGGATGCGCGGAAGTGAAGGTTTCTGACGGTTCCGTGAAGGAAGTGGAAGGAGGTGCGGCATGATGACTACATTGACCATTACCTTGCCCCACACGCCGCGGGAACTCTCGCCTAACGCCAAGACTCCCCTCACGCAGAGGGGGGCCATTGTGGCAAACAAGAAGAAGGTGTCTGCCAAACAACGTGCCCGGACGATGGCGTGGGCAATCACTTGGGAAACCCTGAAGGGGCAGAAGTTTGTACCCACTCACTACCGGGTAATCTGGTATTTCAAGGGAGACCCGCCCGATGATGATAATGTCCTGACGCGCTGTAAATATTATAAGGACGGGGCGTGCAAGGCCATGAAGATTGACGACGGCCCCCTGCGTTGCCTGGGGATTGACCGCGTACATGATCTTACCCGCGCCGGACAGGTGGAAATCGTGTTTGAAAGGAGGGACGATGAAAACGCTTAGATGCCCGCTGTGCGGAGGAAGTTTTGAACTATTTGAAGAAGGGGCGAATATCTACCTTTACCAGTGCTTAGATTGTCCTTTAGCTTCGTCGGTATCTTATACAGAAAAAGGTGCATTAGAAAATGCAAAGGAACTTATCTCCAAGTTCCCGCCTATCATGCGGTTAAATCAAGGTGATAACGTCCTGATATGGCTAAGTGATGACATATATACAGTGCTTGGTACGGATTTAGAAGCTGGAAAAATACATCTCCAAGACGTGTATGGTGATGCAGATAGTTACTATCCTACCAACATCAAAAAATGGCCGTGGGAATTCGAACAGAAAGGAGGGGATGAATAATGAAACGGAACCCTCACATCATCGTCCAGCAGGTCTGCCCCATGAAGAAAACCGACGATGGGAAATATGAAGTTCAGGCCGCGATTGTGCACCACAAAGGGATTATCGCCCGCTATCGCATGGAGTACCCCACGAAACGGCATGCCCGGTGGGCGCAGCACCTTATTTGCACGGCAAGGAATCATACCCGCAGGCGGGTATTTGGTGAATTAAAGGCTATCATTGATGGAAAGGTGGTACATAAAGATGTTTGACCTTGCACAGCTTATAGTTTTTTTAGCCACTATTGCCGCATTTGGGTATTACCTTCATCTGGCGGGCAAGTCTAAAGGATTTCTCGAAGCAATTGAAGTTTTTTTAAAACAAATGGAGGAAGAAAATGAAACTGACGCCTGAACAGAAAGCACTCATCGCCTACGTGAACGCCGTGCAGGATTGGAAGCATTTCCTCGATTTATACAGGCGGCACACTTGCATCTCCGACCCCGCCCGCCGCCACAAAATCCGGGAAGGCGGCAACCTCCGGAACCTCTTGGAACAAGACCTTGCCACAGAACACGACAACCTCATCCGTGACGCATGGCAGAAGCGTGCCGCGTGCAGGGCATGGATGATACCGAGTCATGAACGAATTTGCGAGAACTGCGCTTATGAGAGCACGCATCCATGCGCAACGCCGTGCAGTGAGTGTTTCCGGTTTCCTTTTACGCCGGCTTATGAGGGGTTTAGTGACAACTGGGAACCAAGAAAGGAGGACAGTAATGATTAACATCCTCTTATCCGTCAGGCAGCCTTTCTCCAGGAAAATTCTGTCCGGCGAAAAGAGCTGGCAGTATCTTACCCCGGATCAGACAGCAATTTTAGAAAGGAGGGGGAATCATGAAATACCTCTTTGAAATGCCGCCCCGTGACCTCAGCCGGAAACCCTATGCCGCGGGACTTACTCCGGAAGCGGATGCCTGGGCCAAGGCCAACCGGCACCGGATCGGAACGCATAGGTCCAGTTGGTGCAGGCCGCAGTATTCCGCATTTGTCGGTAACATCGACATGATTGCGGAGTTATGCACCCTGTATGATGACTACGGCCTGATTGCCTACGGCAACACCAAGGGCGCCGCCGTCCAGCAACTTTACAACAATCTCCAAATGCGGAAAGCCACTGTGGAAGACGCCCTGCGGTTTTTGCTGGGCCACCTGCAAGATCCGAAAGATGCCAAAAAATACGCTGCGACTTTTGGTCTTGAAGAGGCGGCGGACGGAAAGGAGGGGGAGTGAACACGAGAGCACCCCGTAAAAGGGCTCTGGCCCGGTATCTTGGAGGCAAAAACCGCATTGCCCCCTGGATTATCAGCTTTTTCCCGCATCACAAAATTTATGTTGAACCGTTCGGAGGTTCCGCCGCCGTTCTCCTGAATAAGCAGCCCGCCTGGATGGAGGTCTATAACGACCTTTATGACCGGATTGTGAACTTTTTTGAAGTGTTACGTGATCCAGAAAAATCTGAACGGCTGGCCAGCCTGTTGGAATTGACGCCCTACGCTCAAACGGCCTATGACCGGTCATTTGAAATCGCTGAAGACCCCGTGGAAGATGCTCTCCGCTTTGCCGTCAATAGTATGATGAGCTACGGCGGAGGAATCCACAAACCAGGTTTCAAGCGCAATGGCTTACTTCGCACAACACCCTATCCGCAGACATGGCGAGAATATCCCGACATAGTGCGGGAATGCGCGGCGGAACTCCGGCGCCGGAACATTGAGATCAACAACATGGACGCCCTGCAGGTCATGTCCCGGTACGATACGCCGGACACGCTGCATTACGTTGACCCGCCCTATGTGCAGTCTTCGCGCAGTAGCCGCATGAGGTACGCCCACGAGTACGACAACCAAGACCATGAACGGCTTCTTGTCTTTTTGAAGACCTTGAAAGGCAAGGTTGTTCTGTCTGGCTATGATTCCGAGCTTTATTCCTGCCACCTTTCCGGCTGGCGGAAGGAGTGCAAGGTGGCTCATGACACCGAGGGCGGCAAAAAAATCGAATGCCTGTGGATGAACTACAACCCCCAACTGACGCTTTTTTGATATGCCAACACGATTGATCAGAGATGCTATTTTGACATCAGGGCGCGTCGCCTCCCTTTCGTGGGAAGCCGAGGTGTTCTACCGACGTTTGCTGTCCCTGGTGGATGATTACGGCTTATCCGATGCCAGACCCTCCGTTCTTCGTTCCGCGCTCTACCCCCTCCAGCTTGAGAAAATGAGTGAGTGCAATGTTCAACGCTGTCTTGCCGCGTGCGAGACGGCGGGGCTCATTCTGCTTTTTACCAGGAATGGTAAATCATTTTTGATGGTGCGGGATTTCGGGCAATCGCTCCGGTCTGCCCCAAAGTATCCGTTGCCAGACGGTTACAAGGCCATTCAGACTGGAAAAAGCAAATACCAGTTGGTAACACCTGATGACGATTGTTCGCAACTGCAAACAGATGAAAACAGTTGTTCGCAGTTGTGTACTTATGCGGATGCGTATTCGGATGCGAAGACGAATAAACAAGAAAATAATGCAGGGGGATATAACACGGTGGTTTGTAGCGAGCCGCCCACTGATCCTGCCTCCCCTATCCCGAACCGGGAACGCTTGAACGACGTCCGGGGGATGCGCTGCGCCGACAACCATGCAGACCTGGAAGCTTCTCCCGGTGCTGCCCGGTTCATGGCTGCCACCCTTGCAATCAACCCATCCTGGTCCCGGACTTTGCCAACCGCCCTTGAGCAGGACGCCGCGCTTGAGGCGTACCGGTCTGCGCAGGGGCGGGTGACGCCGCGGGATATGGAGATGCTCAAGGATTACTACGCCAGCGGCTTGACGCATGACCGGAGTAACAAGGCTTTTTGGCGTCCGGACAGCCGCAAGAAGTTTTGGGAGTGCTTCGGCGACGTTTTGACGCATGCCGACAGGTGGGCTAAGGAGACGCGTTGGAAGCCGGCAGCATCCCGCAAGAAGCCGAAGCCCGAAGAACCACGGCAGCCGGAAGGGCCCGTTGTGGATACCGACACGGCGGCGGAAGAACTGCGGGAATGGAGAAAAGAATTAGGATTGGGAGGTGATGAATGAAACAGGAATACAAGAATCTATTGAGGAACATCATACATCGGAAAGTGAGTCCGTCGCAGCTGCTTATTCTGATGGAAATCCGAGACCATCCGGGCAGAATGTCGCGGGAGATTGCCACCCGTTGCCATTTGGATCCCAGTAATGTGTCTCACCGGTTGGATTATCTGGTGCAGTCCGGCGACGTGATCAGGACCGGCACACGGCCTTGCGTGTTTTATATCAGCAGGCAGGGACGTGATTTTTTAGAAAGCTTTGAATACTCAAAGTCAACAGGTTGATTCATCCGGCAAGAAGTATTGATTCTCACCAAATTGACGCGCTGAAAACCAGGAGGGTAAAATATTGATATGAGAAGGAAGGATAACAAAACCAAAGTGACCGAGAAGAAGAAGGAGTTTGCGAGGCTTCTGGTCGCGGAGAAGTTGTCCAAAGCGGACGCCTATCGTAAGGCATACAATCGCAAGGACATGAGTAACGATGCAGCCAGTAAGGCAGCTTCCCGTTTGTCCAAAGATGATGAAGTTTTGCGAATGATTGACGAATTAAACGCCCAGCTGAACAAATCAGCCGTGCTGACCAGGCAGCAGCGTATGGAATGGCTGTCCCGCGTGGTGACGACTCCCATCGGCAATGTTGATAGCGCATCCGATCTCTGCCAGGAGGTTTCCATGGACGAAACCGGGGCGAAATTTAAGATGCCCTCAAAAATTGCCGCTATTGCCGAGCTTAACAAGATGGATGGCGCATACACTCCGCAGAAGATGGAAGTGGATGCGGGCGAGAAGTTTATGGCTATCCTGTCCTCCCTGCCTTTTGATCCTCCCGTGAAGCAGGGATAAAAACATTGATTCTCGCCAACTTGCATTTCCCGTGTTTTGTGGCTCATGATTGAGCCATGTTAAATTTCCTGGGAATGACACGCCATTTGTCCACGACGGCAGGCTATGCCAAGCGCATAGGCTGGCTTTTGTTCGAGGATGTGACGCAATCTCCGTTCCCGGTAACAGGAGTTTCTTTCACAGGTGTGGTGAAAACGGAACAGGGAGATCTGCCTATTGCGATTGAACACGGCGAGCAAGAGCATTGTTTGGCGCTTACTATCCCTGCCCTGCCTGTTGGACGCTGGCCATATGCCGTCCACGCACAAGACGAGTCCGGAGAGGATTTGAGGCTGTTTTCCGGTTATATTGGAGCCGTGGATTCCGTGGCTCCTATTGAGTCGTCCACGGTGTACGATATTCCCGTAATGGGTATTACGATACCTATTGAGGCAAGTAAGACGATCAAGGCCCAGTGGCTGTCCAACACGGCTTCCATTATCGCGGCCCAACAGGCGCAACAGAATGCCAACACATCCTCCACCAATGCGGAAACGGCGAGCCAGGCAGCCAAGACGGCAACAGACGCGGCAGCCACCGCTGCAGGACGGGCCGAAGAGGCGGAAGGCTATGCAGGGTCTGCCTGGGCCTCCAAAAGGGCTGCCGCCGATTCCGCGTCCGCTGCCGGCACATCCGCAACTAACGCAGCCCGTGACGCTAAGAGTGCCAATGACGCGAAAACGGATGTGGAGTCGTTGGCTACCACCTGGCCGGAAACGGTCAGCGACGGGAAGCAGCAGATTATTGAAGCCAGGAATGAGGCTGTTACTGCCATACAGGACAAGCAAGCGGCGGCCGTGCTTGCCGTAGGTCGTGCCTCACAGACCGCGCAGCAGAATATAGCCAGCGCGCAAAGTACCGCTGTTCAAGCCGTCCAGACAGCGCAGACGGAAGCGAAAGAGACGATTGAACCCCTTGTCCAGCGCGCCGAAACCGCTAAAGATGACATTGACCAGGCGGAGCGGCGTATCAATACGGCGGCGACTAATGCCACGACCTCCGCCACCAGCGCGGCCAATTCCGCCACAGAAGCCCAGCAGGCTCTGGCGGCCATACCTCAAGTAGATGATGCAGGCAACATGACGATTCCCGGAGGTCTGACGGCGGCGGGGACCGTCAACGCCAACGGCGGCGTCAACATCCCTCTTGCCGTGGGGGCACCGACCGATACGTCAGCGGTCAACTGTCTTTATGCTATGGGTCTGGCAGGAGCCGTACAGGCGTTGATTCAGCCAATATACCTTAATTCCAGTTCGATCACAGTCGCGGGTTCCATTTCTAAATCTTCCAACGGTACTCTTGCCGGGTTGACGCAGCGTTTTTCGGTGGGCGCAGCTTCTGCCGGGTCCAATGCGTACGGGTCAGCGGTTATTCCCCTGATAGGGCCTAACGGTCAATTTAATTACAGTTCCGTGTGCGGATTTTCCCTTGCGGTCAACGCGACAGCCTTCGCTAAATTTACTTTTGGCATAGGCCGCGGCTCAAAAACCAACAGAACCGGGTTGACGATGGATTCTTATTCTATGATTCCGGGGAACGAGCTGGCCGTCAACCATGGGGAAATCATCGATGTTACCATCAATACGCCTTACGATACTGTCCGCAAGGGGTATGAAATCAGAGTAAGGGAAATCTTTTATGTATCGTCCGTTGGACACTGGCAGGTGAAGACGACAACCGTATTTCTTCCGGTAGGCCATAATGAGCTGATGCCAAACGGGCTGAACAGGCTTATTTACATGCAGAGCGGGCAGCCGAGTACAGCAGTGCGGGAGGAAAAGGCGGCTCTTTATATGGAGCTGGGAGGCGGCAGTACCAATACCCTGTTCAAGATAGCTTCTCTCCGCGGCTTCATCGCTTTCGAGGCAGGAACAGGCGTAAGCGCCCTGATTATCGACGCGCGCAATGAGAAAACATATGCCCTTTCAGCCGACGCGGGCACAGGCACCAGGCACCTTTATGCCAATGGATTGACCAATCCAACCTATCACGCATTGGAAGCAATGGCCGTCAATGCTATTGAAACCGAGGAAACGGCTGATTTTGAAGATATTAACATACCTCTCTAATGATGAACGACGCAGAAATACAAATTCAGTTCCCGCAGCCCGGCAACTGGCAGGAATTCACTCTGACAGCTGTCTATCAGGACGCGGACGGGTACACCCGCATAGACCGCTATACGCAGGACGAAATTCCGGCGAACCAGACCCCGGCCATGGCCGCCGTCGTTGCCGCTCTGGTGGAACTGGGCGAGGACTGGCAAGCCGTCCAGGTATGGGCAAGGCTGGGAAAAAATGCCCTGACCCTTGCGGAAGACGGCACCTATACAATGATTGATGCAGTGTCTTTGACCGTTGAGGCCGTCTATGCGGAGACCAGAGGCCGCAGGATTTTTACAGCCTCGGACTACCCGGCTTTTATCATCACGGACCCTGCCGCCGTGGCGTTTTTCAAGCATTTCACTACACAATATGAGCACGAATAAAGAAAAAGTGAGTTGGCTAACTGGTCTCCTGACCGGTTGGGGTATCAAAGAGAGTTGGGCAAAAGTAATCGCCGGAGCTGTGATTGGGGCCTTGGTTGCCGCGGGGATTCTGACGCAACCCGGCTGTGGTCATTCCGTGGACGTGACGCCGGGCCGCACCGAGGTATGCAAAGACGGCTCCTGCCTCGTCATTGAGCAGGGGCATATTTCCTATTCCCAGGCGCAACCCGAAACGGACGTTCCGCCCGTCGTGCAAGTCATCCCCTCCAAGAAATAAGGCCATGTGTAAGCTCTCCGAAGTACCGGCACGTTTCCTGGATTTTGCCAAGGCTTCCCCCGTGTTTGCCTGCGTCCTGATGTCGCTGACGATATGCGGCGGGGCATGCTGGTACATCGGGGAGGTGGTCAGCCACCACAATGACCGCCTTTGTGATCTGATGACCATGCAGACGCAGGCCCAGGTGGAGACGGCCAAGGCGATCCAACTACTTGCCGTCAGAATCGAAAACATAGAAAGGAAGCTGGAAAAGTGAATGAAGAACAATTCTTTCTGTCGTTAATGGCCATTTTATCAGCAACAGTTTTGGGATTTACCCTCATGTGTATAGGGGAACCTGGATATGGTATCGGGGTATGGCTCACTGCACTGGCCATTCTCTTGTACTTTTCTCGGTGCGGACGATAACACCAACTGTAAAGTTTTTCTTACAAGTTCCCTTTAGTTAATAATCAATAGTTTCCGTATGCCTACCCTGTACATACTCATTGTGGACGAACCCGGAAAGGAGCAATGGATGAAAATTTTTCTTACCGAAAGAGACGCCGCTTTTTTCCTGGCTCAATTTAATGAGTGGCATTTGCATGCCAAGTGCCATTGCTACACCGTGGAAGGCAAGCGGCTTGTGCAACTTATCGACAATCTGAACGAATGAATACTATAGAAAGAAAGATGGCCGCGGCTATCCTCCGGTTTGAAGACAGCCGCGTTACCGGGCCGGATTCCCTGCGCGTTTCCCGCCTTCCTCCCCCCCCCCCCAGCCGGC